AAATAACCAGATCCATCGCTGCCTATTAAATTGTTGTACTGTTTCTTGTTAGCGTTTTGTTCTAGCCAGGTAGGTAAATCATCGCTGGTTTGTTTAGTTCTTACGTGATTAAGATATTGTGCTATCAGTTTACGTGCAACGTTATCTAAGCCTGAAATAAAGTCGTCACTTGCTTTTCCATATTGAGTTATAGTAGTGATTGCTTTTCTAACCAGTGCCAATAAAGAATTTTTGTTAGGAAGATCAAACGTATTACCAGCGTTTGGCGATACAACCGCCACATTACTAGCATTTGTCATGCCAGACTTACCGTCCCATGGTGCACCATCATACTCATGTACCACTAGTAATGCTACTTTATTTTTTAGTAAGTTACCCAGATAACTGTTCTCTGGTACAGTGTATTTGACTGTAGTTGGACTGAAAACGAAAACGCCATTTTCAGATTTTAGCCCAGTGGGATTTATAGCCATCAAGTCGCCCTTGAAAATGCCTCTAGAATTCCCTACATTCTTCTTTAGACCATCCCACAGTGTTTCTATTTTCTGATAAAGATCGTTACGATTAGCACCACGATTTGCGTCATATTCTCGCCAACCGTCAGGACTGGTAGGATAAACACCTTTTGCAGGCATGTATTTGTCAGTTATAAAGAATTCACCGCGTTCGTTATTGCCGAAATAGAGTGCTATACCACCGTCCCACTTTATTGTTCCGTTAGAAGGATTGTTTACGATTTCTTGCAGTGCTAATGCTGCTTCCATGGCAGCATCAGAGCCAGAAAAAATAGCATCTTCTGGGTGAGGTATACGTGGGCCATCGCCGATTGCTTCTGCTAAATATTCAACAAAACGTTTCATTATATACTCTTTCTTTTATTGATCACACTTGTCAATTAAATATCTTAACCAACGAATGGATCCTACCTCTACTGATTCTGGTAACATAACACCTTCTTTCCCCAGCGTCTCACGTGCAGATGCTGTAAGTGTTGCATAATCAGGTCTAGATTTAATCTTCTTTAAGATGTTTTCTATAGTCTCAAGATCAGTGCTATTAGCAGAATCACCCAACAACAATTTTGCAATCTGATTTGGATCTTTTGTTATTACTTTATCAGTTGCAGGATCTATTAGTCCATTCTTGTAACTGTACTTATAATTTTGTGCTCTAGCAATAGACGCTAATAAAACGTGACGATGCATGCCTTTATACGGACTATCTGCTAAACCACCACGCATGCTCCACTGTTGCCAAACTGGATCTGCACTGAACATGAAATCTGTTTGTACAAATCCATTTTTCTCGTCACCCATGATAGGCGCTCTGAAATGTACATTATCACCAGATAGTTGAATCCAATTACTACGATCAACTTTGGTATTCATTACATCAGTTGACTGTATGCCAGATTTTAATGCCCACTGAATTAGGATGTTCTTCAATTGATCTTTTGTTATTTCGTTCTCATTAACACTTAAGTCTAAATCACCACTGCTGGTCTTTCTGCCCGTTGTGCCTAGCCACTTAATTGGAATTCCGCTATTGTCTACATCCTTACTAAAATCTAAGCCTGTTATTTTTTCAAGCCACTTGATGGTGGGCATTATTTCTTGTTGGTTTATTCTACGACACATTAGTGTGCCGTCTTGTAGTTTAAATACGTTTTGACTCATATATTTTAACTTTCACTGTATTGAATACGATTTATCAAACGCACTATGCCACGATCATTCCCTACGGCAACATAGCCTTCAGCGGAATTTACTTTATATCCATCGTTTTCTTTTACAAATACACCGGTACTTTCAATCTGTTTGATTTTATCAAGAATCAACATTTTAAGCTCTATTATTTTTTTGTAAACAGAAAAAACTCCCAATATTGCATTTAGATTATCACCTATAAATTTTTCAATTTTTTCAGTTGATTTTGCTGATGCTTCTGGATCTGCGGTTGATACTTCTAAGTTTTTCTCTTTATAGTATTCTATGAAGTCTTTTAATAATCTCATAGGATCAATAATCAGTTGACGATCACGCATTTTGTCATGTACGAATGATTTCATATACGTTGAAAAATCAACATTATTGATCATGCTATTAAATTTTATTGGATCAATTTTGGTAATAGTAGATGCACTCTTGCGAAGTCCTACTAATATTTTTGCATTTTCTTCTGGAGTCAGACTGGCAATTCCAGTATAATCTCTGTAAGTATCATCGCTCATCCATACGTTTTTATTCTGTTTTATCCCAGAAGTATTTGCCTCGTAGGTTGGAGTCATTTCTGTTAGATTATTACCCTCGTATGTCGTATGAAAGAATATTCCTATTTTTGCTTGACTGATTCTATTTCCTAAATCACTGTCAACTATCACAGCATATGTAGTATTGTTAGGAGTGAAGGTATACATTTGTTGACCATTTGTGTTTGATATTAAGATATCATCTGCGATAAACAATAATTTACCCTGTATAACTTTTCCTATTTCTAGAGAAGATAGATATCTAAAACATAGTTTTAGTCTCTTTGCTAGTAGATCATCATCACCGTAGAATTTATCAATATCAGATGATGATTTACATGCTGCGTCAGGTAATTGTAGTGCTTGATCTGTGCCTATAAAAAATCTGCCATCTGCTGGATCAGCACCACAAACTATAGAAAGGGATCCATCCCATTTTACTTTTGTTTTTCCTACCTTACCCTGTCCTGTGGCAAACATTCTTCTTAAATTTTCTACATAGTTAAATGCTCTTTTTGCGCCATTAAAGCCTTGCTTGAAGATCAAATCTTCAAGATGTTCTATATGAAAATCTTTACCCTGTTTGTCTTCTAAAATAAGCCACTTTGGCGAACGATTTTCTACTTCAAATAGTTTCATATTCAATTTCCATTCATATTGTAGGAGTTTCTATATTCGAAGTATATCCGTCTAGTTTTGATGGAATTGTTCCGCCTATATATCTTTTCCATTGTTCAAATATTTCATTAAGATATGTTGGATTTTTTACCTCGTAGACCTGATATTTAAACGTTGAGTGAGTTATTTCTACCTTGGGAATATCTCCAATAACACCGGAATCTACTTTAGATTTAAGTTCATCTGGCAAATTCAAAAGATATACCCCTTTTTTCCTTATAAAGACCCATGCAGGCTCTCCTGGTCTAGTAGATAACGTTGTTTCAAAAACGATTTCATCAGTGTCTGGTATATTGGCCATTAAACTGGAAATATTGGATATAGCAATTTTATTTGAAGTTGGTAATTCAGTTTTTAGTTTAAAAATAATTTCAGCACGTTTTTTAGCCGTATCCATAAAATATTCTTTTATTGCGTTAAGATTTATACTATTAGGAGGCAATCTTCTAAAGGCATCAGACAAAGTTTCTATACCAATTAAAATTTCATTTATTGTTTTATTTTCTTCTCCAGTAGTCATATATGATCTAACATATTGTATTAGACTATCTTTGATAGTATCTTCATTAGCCAATACATCATCTCTATTAGAAACATTTATATTTGCCGCATCCAATCTTTTTTTATAATCATTAAATCCGGTCATTGCCACCTGAGAAATAACAGTGGGATTTTTTACTTCGTTTGGATCTAATCCTTTTAGTCTTGAGTACTCACCACCTGTTTGTTTATCCATCCATCTGGTAAAAAAACCTTCATTTATTTTTTTATTTACTTTCATTCTGGATCCTTTTCATACCTCTAGAAAACTTAGACGAGTCCTGATTTCTAATACTGTTAAGTAATCTACGTTCTAATTCATCGGCCTGATCTGAATTATAATTTTCTTTTATGGAATTAATTAGATTTATTGCACCTTGAATTACATGTTGTGCTCTTGATTCTATAATCGCATTTTTGTCTTTTTGGATTTTTAATGAATCTAATTCTTCCAAAATACTACGAGTTTTTCTTTGCAAAATATAGCTCCAAGTTAGTTATAATATTGTATTTATTTGAAGTATTAAAAAAATAAATCAATCTCTACTTAACTTTAAGTCATTAAGCAAACTTTTCAATTTACTACTTTGTGCAGTTGCTTCTGGCGCCTTAATCTCGCCGGTTTCTTGATCCACTATAGATTTGGCCTTAATTGAACTCATGATACTACCTATTTGTGGTTTAATCGTTCCAGGTGTTCCCTGTGCATCTTCACCCGCATCAGTAATACGCAGTGTGTCAATATCATAATCCAAATCTATTTTTGTGCCTACGCCACTGCTGCTACGAGTTTTCATCAACTGAATTTGGTATCGTCCACGTTCACGCATGGCTCTACTGGTAAAAATACCAAACACATTATCTGCTGTATTAATCTTGGAAATACCACCACTGATATGACTATGATCAAATTCTATTTCTTCAACGGACGATCTATTCAACTGTGATGCAGTAACTAGTAGAAGATTCAATTCTTTTGCCAGATTACGTAATTCTTCACTGACATATTTGTCCTTAACGAACAAATTAGATGGATCAACCTTTGCGCTTACCGGCATGATCAAGTCAAGATAGTCTACCATGATAAAATCTATTCGTTGTCCACTTTGAACTTCAAGTTCCTTTAGATAAGCACGGATTTGATTTACATTGCTTTGTGCAGGCATGTATTTAATGCGTAGATTTCCAGATTTTTTGCCGGCTATTTTTACTTTGATTTCTAGATTATCTAAGTCCTTGAATATTTCTTTGGTTGATACTCCTGCAATCATGCTATCCATACGCATAGCACTTAGTTCTTCGCTAAGTTCAAGTGTCAAATAAACACCATTAAGCCCTTGTGTAACCCAATTAACTGCAATATTTTGCATGAATAGACTTTTACCACTGCCTGACCCACCCGCAAAAATGTTTAACTCACCACGATTCATGCCACCAAACAATCGCTTGTCCATGGTAGGCCAACCCGTGCTTACTTGTCCATTATTTGATTTAATTTTCAGCAGTCTGGCACGTGGATCAGCAAAGTAATCAGTTCCCATATCACGGGTAAGACTGATTTGAACAGCATCTTTGATTAGTTTTTCTACAGGATCAAAATCACCCTTCTCGATCATGTCGGCTGCTTTAAGAATAGCACGCTCTAGTTCATTCTTCTTTGTGAAACTTTCAAACTCAGCCATGAACCAATCATAGTGATTGACACTTAATTCAGTTACATCCTGTAAGTCAGTACCAGTTACTGCCTTTATTTGTGCTAACTTTGGCATAGCATTATACTTAGAAGTATGTTCCTTTATGAAAACTGCTACACTTTTTACACTTTTATGAAAATTATCTGGATTGAATATGTTTTGAACACGAACATATAATTCAGGATTATGAACCATAATCTCTATGAATAATTTTTGTAAATCAACACTATATTCTTTATTACTCATTCTTTATCTTTTTTTCTAATATTTGTATTTTTATGGGATTAGATTCTACGCCATCTAGAATTGATTTTAGAGTAAATAATTTTCCATATTTAACAACGGCATCATTTACGTCTTTGCAATCCTTTCTCCACACAGGAAAACTTACATTCCATCCATATTCTAATGCACGCTTTATAGTAACTTCACCTGGCCAAACTTCACGCCCTTGCTTATTATAATGTTTATCAAAGTCAGGAATTACTATAACATTTTTACCAAGAGATTCTATTATATCTGCCTGCTGCTCTGATATATCATTAGTTTGAGTACTAACACCATCAATACTCATAGCATCAAATGTTCCTTCGACCACTAAAACAATTTTGTTATCTTTATGTTGATTATCAAGGTTGAAAACAAAATGTCCTGGATGATCGCTATGATACTTTTTGATCTTTGTTGTTGTATCAGTAAGTCTAGCCGTATATCCTACAATCTGATTCTTGTAGTAGAAAGGAACAATTACTCTATGATTTAATTTATTCTCGATATTAGGTGACCAGAAAAAATTATATTTACTCAAGTCTATGCATCTATCATGTATATACTGAACTGCGTTTGCTAGATCATCAAATACATTTTCACCACTAGCGATTACAGCATCAATAATGTTTATGGCATTGGATGGTAGTTGTCGTGACTCAAATGAAAATTCTTCTTGAACAGCAATAGGATTTTCTATTAGTATGGTATTTTTTAATCTAAGACTTTCGAGTACCAATCGCTGTATTTCATTTTCGTTGGCACCCATCCATTTAAGTAATTTTCTGTATTTGAAACTTAAGGTTCTACCAGGTACATAACTGGTTTTAAATCCACAGTTGAAACAGTGATAACTTATTTTGCCATCTGTTTCTACTAGTACGCCGCCGCGACTTCTGGTGTCCGAATTATGACCATTGTTATGGCAGCAGGGCGCATTGAAACTTAACCATCCACTTTGTGATGATTTTTGTTTTCTCGGCAATAAAGATATGGTATAGTCGCTGATGATAGTATTAAGCATCACACTATTTTAGTATAAAGATGGAAAACTAACAAATTTTTTGTTATACTAACAGATTAGTTGTATTCTTCCCAAATCATGCTTGCGACACAATCATCGTTGTTTGTGGTCGCCTGAACGGCTACTAGAAATACTTCTTGAGTTCCATCAATTCTTCGTGTAAGTTGCAAACTGCTATTGAAATCTTTTAACATCATGTTAAATGGCTGCAATGCACCACTAATACTACCTCCAAATATACCCTCTAACATTTTTGTACCACCTGTGTAACTAGTGGCAGTTATGTTATATTCAACATGGCTTTCGTTAGCGGCACTAACCCACGTGCCTCCAGTTAATGTAATATCGTTTAATATTTGATATCTATATGCAGCGTTTTGAAGTCCATATAAATTTACATTTGATGGCACTACTACACCATCAAGTTGAGCGGATTTAAGACGTAATGCTATGATCGGCGTAAAATCAGTGTTTGATAAATTGACACCAGTTAATGGAGTAGAAACTGCTCTAGGACTTACTTTCGGCGTAGAACCACCTTCCGACACAACTGTATTACAAATATGTTTCAATCTGCTATTGCTTGAAGTACTAGAAACATTTTCTATTTCATATCGTATAGGCAGAGTAGCAGTGGTCATGTAAACGCTGTCTAATATATTTGCATGATTGAACGTATGTGCTAAGACAAATTTTCCGTCTATTACAAATCCTATTCTTATACTGCCAGCACCTAGCCACTCGACGTCTGCCCACATTATCTGTGCTTTTGTCCAGTCAAGATTAATAGTGCTTGTGCCACTGCCATTTAAAGGATCATTGCTCCATTCTGTTTGTGATACACGAATATCACTGGCTGATCCAGTAGTATAACTACGTTTTACAATATATGTTGTAGTGCCATCACGTTCTAAAAATATACCGTTACGTGCACCGAATAATCCTACTCGTTGTCTTAATCCTTCTTTACCCTCGTTAAAAACGAAAGTGTTTATAGTAAGTTGACTTTTACCAGGTTGATATATAAAAACTCTTTTTGTTTCTCTGACAACTTTATCGCCTGACGATGTGGTAACGTTCATTGACATCGTGCTTTCATTTACCAAGTGAGTAATTGATCCAGATCCAGATAGTGCAGTATCCCATACTCTGGTATCATCACCATAACGTAGGGTACTATCAAAAAGAGTATACGGTTCAGATACTCTAAAACGTCCAAAAGCATCAGTTGCAATTGCTGCGAATTGTGTTCTTAGAACTGGTTGTCCAAAACTGTTGTATTCTAACGCCTTATGTAAATTTAGCAGATTAGTTTCTTGCGGATGCCAGTAGTTTGTAGTGTTAGTTCTTGGCGATTGATTTGGTTGTGGACCAGTGATGATTGTCATAAATTATGTCCAGGGTCTGCCTTCTATTAATCCATCAGGATTTGAATTATCCACTACGGTATTGCCACTGTAATAAGTTGGTAATTCGGCTATGTTGAGAGTAAATCTTGGATTACCACTTGCTTCACGATCTAAGGCTGCTAATGCTAATTTAGCCACTTGACGATCTTCTAGAGTTGTTAATCTTGATATTTTATTTGCACTACGCAGTGACACATTGCTTTCTATGCCATAATCTTCAAACGTTGCATCAGTATTACTCAACAGTGTACTGCCATAGTATAGGGTATACCAACTGACATTGACATTCGTTGCTGTTTCTATGTTTGCTTTAAGTGTGCCAACCGTGTCGGTAGTTGCAACTACATAAGTATCATATAGCGCCGTATTCAACAAACTTTGAACTGACAGTGATATAGTTGCCATTATTTAGTGGCTCCATATCCTGGGTAAAGACTGACACTATCACTGCGCATATCGGCTGGATTTTTACTATGATGTATATCATCGCCTGCTGGATAAGCACTACTTAATGGAAAGTAGTGTTCATCGGGTTCAGTGGTTGCTTTACCTATGCCAGACAATACAAGTATATCTGTTACACCGTCATCATCATCTGAGGGTATATCTTTTTTCTTTGCTGGCTCCAATGCACTGAGTTCATCAAATGTTTTAAGTAATTCGGCTATTTTCATAGTAGTATTTATCCATTATGGTGTTAACAGTAGTTTTGTAAATCCACTTTCTATTGCTGCGGTATTACTTCCGCCGTATGGATTTGCACTAGCAGTTGCAGTTAATGCGCTGGTAGGCACCGTAAAATTGCCTGTATATACAGCAAGTCCCTTGATAAATCTAAAACTAGTTATATCGCCAACAAATGCTGCATTAGTTGCAAACGTATTAGTATTGCCTACTACGAAGGTTGTTGTATTATCTGTAATATTATTAGTATCTGAAAAACTAGAACCTAATAAAATTCCGTTTTTATATACACTGGTAGTGCCGCTGCTGCGTACTACTGCAAAGTGGTACCAAGTGTTAACAGTAGTTGCACCGCTTGAACTGTATCTAAAAGAGTTATTTGCCCAATAATAAAAGATGCTAGATTCAATGCTTACACCTATTTTTATGTTAGGATAATCTCCGACGGAAAATACTCGTTGAAACTGTGAAGTATCACTTTGATAACTAAACCATTCAACTGTAAAATCTCCTGTGCCAACTGCCCAATCATTACTGCCAGGAGTAGTGATATAACTGTTGACACTACTAGAAAATCGATAACTATTGCCGCTACCAAATGGGCTCTGAGCGACTGTGGTTACCGCCGATCCAAATGTTAATGTTGGATTTTCAAATGGTACTGGCGGCGCTGGTGACGCAATAACTCTGTTTATAGAGTTCATGGCGCTTAACATAATACCTGCCATTAGTTGACTCCAGTACCATTAATGAACCAGGTATCCGTTGCTACTTTCATCAGCGTAGCCATACCATAATTACCTAATGTTCTTGATCCGGCTGTACTATTGCCAGCCAGATATAGGGTAACTCCAGAATCTGGTGTTATTGTTAAGTTCGCAGTGCCTTCTTGTACTATGCTAACGGCTGTTCCTATGTTAAAATTTACTGTAGCATTGTTAGGAATAGTAATCACATTAGCACTGTTAGCACTGTAGTAATGTTTACCCGCGTCAGTTAACGATAAAGTAGAATTGCTAGTGAATATAACTTGTGGAATATCACGATAGCCAATGCTATAACCGTTAACATTACCTGAAATATTACCTGAAGCGATTAAGTTAATTGCAGAAACTGAAGAAAATCCGCTGATTACAGGAGCAGGGCTAGCGCCAGTTGTAATTATAGATTCAGACACTATAAAGTTAGTGCCAGAAACGTTACCAGGCGCTGTCAATGTTCCATCGGTATTAAATATCCAACTCGCTGTGTTGGCAGTTATTACTACGTTATTTCCGCTATTGATGATTTCAGAGTCAGTGCCGTCACCTAGACTTAGATTGCCTGGAAACGCTACATTAGCAGAGCCGTTGACGCCAAATGTGAATTGCTGAAAGGCAGCATTACCATTAGTAGTAATATAAAACTGTTGGCCGGCTACATATATGCTAGGATCAAAGTTTGGATCAGTGACTACGAAGGTGCCATCCATTTGATTGCCAATGCTAATCACTCCGCCTTCTGTCTTAACAGTCATTACATTGAGATTTCCTCCAGTGCCTACAGCAAGATTACCAATGATTTCCACATTGTTTGCTGTAATGTCGCCAGTAACGGTTAATCCTTCAGAATTCACAACGGTAATAACATTTGCTTCTGCTATATTACCAACGAATGTTTTTACAATACCGTTAGTGCTGCCTAGAATTAGGTTTCCAACATTACCAGTACTTGGTCCAGTAGCATCGTTGCCTACTACAACTAAATATCCATCATTAGACGAATTACTATCGCCGAACCATGATGGATCAGAGTAATTGCTTCCATCTATTCCTAGATTTATATAGTATGATGAGTCATTGCCGTTATCAGCAGTTAAAACTAAATCAGTACTAGCACTAGTGCCATCACTGACATTCTGTAACACAAACTGCGAATAACTATCTACATTAGAGTATACTTGTGCGTATGCGTCTGGAAAACTACCAAAAGTTTCTCC